TCCTGGCAAAGATAAGTCAGCATATGTTTTTCTAAACAGTATCGCCGAGTACCCAGGTATATCTACAAACTGTAAAGCAGCCATAAGCTGCGCCACGGAGTTATGCGTAGGCACAAGTGACTTGCCGGCTAAAAATAGGCTTGAAGGTGAGTCTACCTTTATGCACTGTACTGGCACAGACTCAACAGGCACTACATCGACTATGTAGTGAAGGTACTGTGTTCCTCTAAAGTTCCTAACCTTTTGCTTTGCTAGCTTATAAGATAGCCTAAGCATAGGCACCTCTGTAGACCACTTAAGTGTGTACTTTGCACACTTGGCGCCAGTCTGTGAACATGTAGCTACACTTTCAGTTAGGGATGCTTTTATGCCGAAGGTGCAGACCAATTCAGTTATAGACTGCATGAGCTCTTTATTTACCATGCTTATAGAACAGTATCCTCTATCTGATGACGCATTACCATCGGTGTCCATTAGACCCTGCAGTAATGCTAATCTTTGCTCATACGATGCAGTAAGGTACTCATGTGGTATATGCTTATTATTAAGCAACCCAGCATTATTCAAGTCATGGTATAGCCCCTTTATAACGTGCACTTTATGACCTTTCTCATACGTATGGTAGCCATCTTTCTCTACCTCAGTATATATCTCTGCGTCTTGTGCTGCACAGTCACCACAATTTTTTGAACCGTCACCAAGCCATACACCTAATGTGTACGGTGGTACGGGTAACTGCTTATCATTGTTATGCAAAGGCTTAGTTACACTTATTGCATGCTTAGTTCTTTTGCCTAATGTGTCAAATATTTCCTGTGTAGTCATGTCTTTATTACAAGGCCTATTTTGGTATTGACTAAGTGTCCATATATGCTCCGCATCTGCTATTATTGGCTCTGCCTTGTCAAATATTACTTTGTACACTTTATGGTCAAGTTGCACGTCAGATTTTGCTACTACACTGCATTGCTTGCCATTCTCATCATATACATGGTCTCCGACCTGCAACTCACCCATGGTACTCCAGCCTTTATCAGTAAGTATTGGCGTATCTAAGCTAAGCGCCTTGCCACCGCCAGCTAAGCTGCGCCTCCATATAAGATTTCTTTTGTGTTATTCATCAAAAGAAACGCGCTCTGTTTAGGAGTCGGCTCAAAAGGGATATACTTAGTCAGTCTAGGTGTAAGCACAGCTTGTAATTTATTCATATCAATACCCTCTAGATTTATATGAGACACACGGCATCACCTCCTTTAGAATAGCGCCCAGTTTTACCTGGGCGCTGCGACTGTACTTACTTCTTGAATCTGTCATATAGTGTAGTAAGTTTATCCCAACCGTACATTGCTATAAAAGCTACAAAGAAACCAGCTATGATAGCGCCAACAACTAGATACCACGTAATGGCTATACTTGCATATGACACATATGCGAAGAAAGCTATCAATGTAAGTATCATGGATAGTACGATTACCTCGAGGTCCGTCGGTATGTTACTAAACCAAGGAAGAGTCTTTGTAACCTCAACGATTACAGACACTACAAAGGTCAAAATACCGATGATTAGCATAACTAACGGAATATAGTTCGAAATTAAATCAGTCATTCTTTTTCACCTCCTGCCTGTCTCATAATAGTACGCCACTTAAAAATGCGATTCAGACGCTCCTGGCTAAAGAATGGCTGTTTCATAAACCAATCCCTAAAATCCTCAGCACCTTTAGAACTGTTACACGAGCCACACGCAGGCACCACATTCTCTGAGCAGGTTTTTCCACCAGCGCTCACAGCCAGCAAGTGATCTTTAGTTAATCGTTGCCTTCGCTTCGGTGTGCATCCACAATAAGCACACTCACCGCCAAAGTAAATTAGTATCTCTTTCCAATCTTGGTGTGATAAGCTTGGCTCGACTTCGCCGCGGCGCTTCTGCCCACCAATAAAGTCTGAATGTGTCTTCTTCGCTTTGTTTTCGCGGCGCCTTATATTGTAGCACACCTTGCAATCTTGACGATACGCCGTACTACCATCAGGGTTATAACCATTCTTATGATAAGCACTCAATGGTTTAAGCTCACCACAGAACACGCAGCGGCGCTCATCGCCAATATCCTCAGACGGAAAGTTTCCATACATCCTTTTGTTACGTCCCATCAGTCGTCCTCCTCTTGTATCATAGCAGCTACGTTGCCTTCGTCATCATGGGCCACTACTTCTCTTGTAGTTGTCTCTTTGACGCCAATTGTGGTAACGCTCTTTAGCGCACCCGACTTCAATAGAATCTGCACCACCTCGCCGAGGTCGCCCTGCTTAGTTTGTGTCTTCTTAAGTTCTGGGTTGGAGTTATCTACAAGCAAGTGTCTCTTCATATCCTCTTGGGACTCAGAGTCTAACCTAGCCTTGCGCTCCATATCCGCAGACAATTTAGCGAGCGACGCTATCTCACTTGGTTTCAATGTGCTAGGCACGATAGCCTCTATAGCGGTGTCGAGTTTCTCTCGCAACTTAGTTGCCATGTCGATATGTGCTTTATTCATGCTAAGAATCTCATCTTTACGCTGCAGCATTGTAATTCTGTCGCATTCAGCCATCCATAGCTGCATACGTACAGGAAAACTCCATCGCTGCGCTATCTTCTTAACTACATTGTAGGTAGTACTTAACTGCTTCGCCACGGCCCCATAAGTGGGTTTCTTACCAGGATAACTATCACGGTACGCGGTCCAGACGGAGTATTCCCACTGTGTTTCGCCTGGTTGCATTAACCAAGGCGCTATCCCCTGTTCCTTAGCTTCTGCTATCCAGTCGCCTTGGTGTTGCCTGTAATACGTAAGCCGATTATTTTCTGCATGCGAGCAGTCAATACACAGGTGCTTGTCAATATGATGGCTGGGCTTATCTTGTCCGCATTTAGGACATGTGATAATAGGTGTAGATTCAATTATCTCGCCCATATTTAAACCTCCATTCGAAGCCCCTATGTTTATGGCACCCTTTTACTTTATTGCAGCACCTACTAATTTGGCAGACCTTACCGTCAACAGCACGCGCCGCTTCATTTACTGACGAATGCTCTGCCACGACTTCACCATTGTACAACTGTTGTACTGGCTTACCAAAGCTATACGTTGCATTGTATACTGCGTCGCACCACTCCAGATTAGATACGTCTGAGTTATTCTTGTCCTCGTCCTTATGATTTACCATTGGAAGGTTCAATGGATTTGGTATAAATGCTGTAGCTACTAAAGTATGAACATGTACTTGAATGCTTCCATGCTCATTTGATAGGGTAACTTTTGGATACCGGCCCCTGGGGCTCAGTGTCTGGCCGGTGCTAAGATTACGAACAGCGCCTGTCGTGCTGACTTCATAGTTATACCCTTCTATTTGCTTCCATTGCATGTGTTAACACCTCCTTATTTATATTATACGTCACACAGCTACCCGATATAGCTACAAGAATGTCTAGAAGTAAGCCGACTCATTACACGTACGTTGTATTTTAATATATAAACACCCTCGGCCTTACTCACGGACGCGTAACAAGTTAATTATAAACTACAGGACTATTCTATATAATAAACCTTAATGCTTATATTCTTTGGGGTTAAGCCCTCTTTTTCCGGTGTGGATACGCCGCCGCGACACTAATAGGCTTGGTTTATTCTTTGGGGTTTCGGATTGTTGACTGGATCTTGCGCCGCGGTGCTAGGCCTGTATATAATGAACAGAAAAAGTTCATAATCTTTGTGCAAAACGTCGGTATCTTTATCCAGTTATTTTTGATATAATATAATTAAAGATTAAATAATAAATAAATCAATTTTGAACTGAAAGATTCAAAAATTGCTATTATTTAGTCATTATACTGATCTTTGACAATTGAATATAGTCTGACATTATTTGTCGAATGACCAAAAATTACCAAAAATAATAATTAAAAGAAAGTAGGACAAAAAAATGACAAATTTAAAAGAAATTGAAAAAGTTGCTAACAAGTTCGAGAATGATGTAGAAAAGGTTGCAAAAGAACTTAAAAGGATTCAGTCAGTCAAATGTAGACTGAAAAAACAAAAGGGAAAAAGTACATATCAATCTGAAATGACCGAAGTCATAAAGTATGAACAAGTTTTAAAAGAGGCCAGACAACTTCTGAATCCAAAAGAAAAACCAGTCACAATGTATGAACAAAAAGACGTTGACCAACTTGATTATGATGAAACGATTAAAGCAATAAGATCAATTCAATCAAAAAAGACCCTATCAAAGTGGTTGACAACAATTGAGGGTGACAATGATGAATACAGAAAAGCAGTTCAAATTGAAAAAATGTTAATTGAACGTCGTGAAAACATCAAACCAGTAGATAATGAATATGTTAGAAAAACTGAAGTTCAAACTATAATCGATACAATAGAAAGTTCAGGAAAGTTAAGTCAAGAAAAAATCTTAGAACTTCTGAAGAATCTGGTTTAGAAGACAGTGACTGGGACTGAAAAGTCCCAGTCAATCAAAAAGAAAGGAGATCTGAAAAAATGAACTACAAGGATTTGAAAAAGTTTGAAAAACTCTGTAAAGAAACCGGCAGACCATTCACATTCGAAGAACTTAAGAAATGGATAAAAGAATAATCAGAAAGGACCACAGCATTTGCTGTGGTTCTTTTTTATTGCAACACAGTGCAGCCGTAGCCGGACGGCTGAATGGCTCCCTGCTAATCTCTCCAAACTATACAGCCTCGGCTCTGCCGAGCTGTACCCGGCGGCTAAAACCCAGCTTCAGCTTGCGTGATGCAATGCCGCCGCGGCTAAAACCCAGCCTCGGCCTGGTGATGCAAGGCTACATGAAATGTAGAAATACAACAGTCAATGACTGTTGTATTTCACTGTTGATTCTAATCTACAAGAAGTGTCTGTATGACATTGTAGATGTCTGTAAACTTCTCGTGGTTCATGTCCTTCAGTATCTCACCGTCTGAGGATACATGTTGGTCTTCACAGTACTGTAAACATTTCATCAGGTCTTCAACGACTGTACATTGTTGTTCATTCATTTATAATCACCTCCTATTACTATTATTATATCATAACGGTATGTGGTTTGTGTCAGTTATGAATAATTATTTTAAGACTGTGCCAGCCACGGCCAGTCAGCACCAGAGCTATGGCAGCGCACGCTGCCACATTCCGCTGGAACTATACCCGGCGGCTAAAACCCAGCTTCAGCTTGCGTGAACAATGCCGCCGCGGCTAAAACCCAGCTTCAGCTTGCGTGATGCAATGCCGCCGCGGCTAAAACCTTGCTCAGGCGAGATAATAACCGGCCGCTAAAACCCAGCCACAGCTTGCCTTCGCTGCGCCACCACCGCAGCCACCTCGACAAGGCGAAGATGTAATTGGCCGCTAAAACCCCAGCCTGACTTAGCTGTACTACGACCACGGCAGCTATCGCTTAGTTTCATATTTTGATGCAGTAGCTGCATTATTCTCTCTAAAACATATACACGGCTGCGAAGTTGCATGGTATAATATAATTAAGAGTTGAGCATTAACTGCTTAACCAAATAAGTAGGCCACTACTGCAGTGTGGCAGCTGCATGGGAGTGCAGTACGGAAGGAGATTACCATGTCTAAAGAATTGTTGAATCTGTTCAGCGAACAAGAAAACCAGGAGACAGCTAACAACGCAAGAAATCTTGCAGGGACCGCACAGCTTACAAGTTTGGCATCAACAATCGCCAACGACATCTTGAAGACAGTCAATGACAACTTTGAGGAATACCAAGAGCTGATCGCAAAATCAAAATCAGACCACGGCGCAATGGATGAGCTCATTGCAAAGGCTTTCAACTTAGCAGATGCTGACGCTGAGTTCCTCAAAGAGCTTGATGAAACCACACTAGACGGTATGCTGAAAAGCCAGCAGTCAAAACGCTCCCGCGCCAAGAGCAAGGTCATGACAATGGACAACTACCGCTCAATGATGATTGGTGCAATATCTGAGAACCTCATTCGATTGGTTACAGGCAAAAAGAAATCAGCTGGTGGCAATCGCCGCAACGCTGGTAAGGTTGATTATTCAGCTGAGGAGCTTGCAGCACTACAAGCCGACCAAGAGAAACTGCGTAAGGAAATCAGAAACGTTCAGTCAAAAAAGTCCATTATGAAATCAAAAGAAGGCTTCAGCGAAGAGGACGAAAGATGGCTAGCATTACTTATAGCTGAAGAGCAGCTTAAGGACCTTCGCAACGATACAAAGACTGTAGTTATTGATGAGACCAAAGAGAAGCTAGCAGCAATGCTTGACGGTGTTGAGGTCAACAACCTGAAAGCCGCTGATGCCAAAGGCTTGCTTGCACAAGCATTAGCTATTATCAACAACAAAGAAGCTGAAGATGAGATCTAGACAAGAGATATGGCTGCAGGTGTTGAGAGACACCTGTGGCTGTTCCCCTGGATATGGCGGCAACATGCCGTGAGATAATGGTATGCTAATAAAAAGGAGGTCACAGCATGAAAGTAACGTTTGAATTTGAAAAAGACACGAAGAACACTATCCGCTTCAAAGAGGTCCTTGATGGACCTCTCGCGGTGGCTAAGATTGGAACCATCTACGTGCCCAAGTCTACGTTGGCAGGGCTCAACTACAAAGAGGGCCAGAAGCTGGAGGTAACGCTGAATGTCAAATAGTAGCGCCCAGCAGATATGGGAGCAGGTACTCGCTGATACATGCGACTGCCATGCGGAACCCATCACCGGTAACCGGCTATGTGATAATGGCTCACCATGTACACGCTGCTCAGCGGATTGGATTGACGAAGAATACAAGTGCCGCCTCGCCAAAGCGTGCGAGCAGCACGGGCATCAGTGGAAAGCGACTTCTGACTGCGAAAACGGAACTGAAACACTCGACTGCGAAAGATGCGGTGCGCGGCACGTCGCAAGATTTTAAGCGATAACAGAATAACATTGGTAGCACACTCGCTTTTATAAGCCCGTCGGACTTGTCACCCGGCGGGCACTTTTATACACCGCTGCAGCAGCCAAGATTGGCTTGGCCCGGCTATGACCTACTAGCTTGTGGAACGCACCGCGTCACAACCAGCGTGAGCAAGGCGCCGCCGCGTTTATGTGTCTCTCCCAGCCTCAGCAAGGCGGCACTGGGGCGATACCACTCATACCATGGTGGACCTCAGTAGCTAATCCAGCCAACACATCGTCGCCGCGACCGTGCGGTGGTGGTATGCAGCCGCTAAAACCCCTCCCCAGTATGATACTTCGCCGCCTT